GTAAACAGGGACACCGGGCTGTGGGTAGCCCCGCGGTTATATCAGATCGATATAGAGTTTCCTTCGGAAATTTTCTATTGGTTCGTATACCGTCTGGGTAACTCCAGTCGGAGTGAGATCATCTGAGAGAGTTATTATTTCTTTCTCGAACGGTCTCAATCCACCAAAGAGGTTGTAGTTGTGTAAATACTTTTTCCATATCATTCTATTGCGCTTAAGAGCTTTTGCGGCCGAGTCCTCTACCGTTGAGATTATTTTCTCCGGATAATAGAAGGCTGCGGCGCAATATAAATAGCTAATTCTTTCTTGCGCACAGTTTAATTTGTCACGAGTTATTGTTTTTGGAAGGTTGAGCATATATGTGCTAACCGCCGTGCTGTGGACGTCCGTATTGGTGTCATCTTTAATGACTATCGGTTGCGGACATCCTTTTATCATTTTGTTTATGATTGCGCGTGCGATTACTCTATCTTTATAAGACGGTTCTCCTATGAGACCGACGCCGCCGAGATGTTCAGGGATAAACCAGGGGACGTGTAGGTCATCGAGTACTTTACGATTTTTTTTAATAAATCGTTTGGAAACCTGTGGCCACAGTTCCTCTGGCGTTAATCTCTTTAATTCTCGGTGTTTAGCACCAAGGCTTGCGTTAGAGTCAACGAATGTATCAAATTTGGTCGACTGTTGTCCACTTCTTGTCATCCCGTTAACCAATCCCATATTGACATATTTGATTAGTCGATATTCGAAAGGTCTGCAGGAGTAGAGAGTGGAATTAATATTTAAATAGTCGAAGCTTCTTTGAACTTTGCCAAGGCTTGGTTTGAGTCCCGCGAAGGCGGAGATTCTTTGCCATGCCAGATCACCAATTTTATTGGTGGTCATTACTGCGTCATCGCCATTGATTAGTAGTGGTAGATCTTTAAGCAGTGTTGGCTTTCCAGTTTCAATTTCTTTTGCCCATCGACACACAGCCGCATTTGCAATACAGAGGATAGGGAACGATGTTATCGAACCCATTAATTGTCCATTGATTTGTTGTCTTAGTTTGAATGAGAATCGCGCAGGTAATATTTGCGCGATATCGGACAGTAAGACGGCATTCTCTTTGTAAATTTTGTTCTCTTTGTAGCTTAGAAACTCCTGTAAGGAGTAGTACTTCCTAACTTCCCCATTGTCCAATACTTCGGTTAATTCTTCGAAGTAGTGGTTGACGAGGGAGTCGACGAAGGCCTCACGTATGACGGATGTGTTTGGTAACTCGAACATGTCGCATAGTGTGTTAGCTACTGTTGTACTGATGATGCTTTTTAAATTATCAGTTGCGGCTTCATAATCTATAGATAGGTAGTATTTGTTTCTTTTTTTTGCATTTATTTGTCTACCTAGTGTGTCCAGTAGAATCTTTTCGTTCACTGGTTCGCCTATGAGCTTGAATATTTTGTGGTTTTTTAATTTTTTCCACATATATTTTTGCCACGGACGCATGAGATAGTAAGTGACCCCAGGTCCTTTGGAGATGACACGAATTTTTAGTGCCTCTTCCAATCCTACGGGTATCACGCGGAAGTTTGTTCGGCTTTCTCGGTGTCTCTTCATGAGATCCCAGTATGCCGCCTTAAACTGAGCGTTGAACGTTTTCGTTCCTTTTATCTTATACGTTGCTCGATTTTGACGTGTATCATATGCTTCGGTATGTAGATCCTTGTCAAGTTGGGCACGAATCTTTGTTCGAATTTGCTCTGGTTCATTTATTCTTCTCTCATTTTCAACTTGTTCTAGTTCGATTGGGTCGTTCTTAAAGAATTCAAAGAAATTTGTTTCTTCTAGAGCGCCAAATTGTCCCAGTCCACTTCTACTTTGGGAGTAAGTTGCGTTGAAAGATGGCATGTATGGTTCTTGGGGTAAGACTTTGTTTATGTCTAGCCTCTTTCCATCTTTTTTGCCAAACAGTTCTATAACTGTTCTTTTGATTTGCAGTATTAAGTTCTCGTCTGTTAGACCTAACGGAATGTTTCTCATTTCTTTTGAAACATCTGCCCAGTCGACAGCAAGGCTCCTTGTTTTCTCTACTTTTGTAGGGTTGCATAGAGTGTCGACCGTTTTGGCGACAGCTGCATTAATCATATCTTTCGACGCACGTGGCATTCCTTTTTTGCCTTGCGCCATGGAATAAACCATACCTTGGAAGTTTTCATTGTCTTCTAGGGTTGAGCATTTTCTGTACTTGCTCTGGATGAATCTCGCTGCGAGTCCTCCGATCATGACCTTTGCGTCATCCGTGGACCAGCTTCCCTCTTGTGAGGGCTTTTCTGGTAATTGGTTTCCTGACCAATATGCCAAGAAGGCGGCGAGTTTATATTTTTGTAATTTCATCCAGTTAATTTCAGGAGTTAGGAGAGTTGACCAGTATAAAAGGGTCTTCTCCCTTAATTTAAGTATTTGTGATGGAGTAGCCTCAAGTCCATAAAATTCGAGGATCTCCAGAATAGTATTCACACAACCATCAAGCTTTACCATCGATTCTTCGTTCGCCATTTTCGTAATAGACTTTACAGAGGTCTTGTTACGAGTGGAGGAACGGGGAGTTATGCGTGAGCAGACCTCTAC